TATGTCTTTGGCCGGGCAAGAAGGCACGAAGGCTTTCAAGCAAATGGAGGCTGAGGCAGGGAAACTCAAAGACCAAATCGGGGACACCTCGCAGCGAATCAAGACCCTTGCAAGCGACACCGTAAGAATTGACACCGTTGTTTCAGCGGTGCAGGGGATAACGGCAGGGTTCCAAATCGCCCAAGGTGCAGCAGCGTTGTTTGGCTCCGAGAACGAGGACTTGCAAAAATCATTGCTCAAGGTCCAAGGGGCGATGGCTCTTGCTACTGGAGTGCAGCAGGTTGCTAATTTGCTGAACAAGGACTCCATCCTGATAACCCAAGGGCAAGCAGCAGCACAGGCACTCTACGCAACCGCAGTCGGGGCAAGTACCGGGGCGATGAAAGCGTTTAGAATTGCCCTCCTTGCAACGGGTATCGGCGCAGCCATCGCAGCCGTAGGGCTTTTGGTCGCCAAGTGGGACGAACTCACCGCAGCCGTCCGCAGGTTCCTGAACCTACCCGACCCAGCCATTGCCGCCAAGGCAAGGGAGCAGGCGTTGTTGCGTGAAGAAGCAGCGTTGTCCAATTACCGGGATGCATACGAAAAGCACACGGAGGCGCAGATTGAGGCCAATAAGAATCGTGAGGCTGAAGATAAAAAGAACGCAGAGGCTCGCAGGTTAATGATGGAAGAGCAGGCTCGGTCAAGGGCTATCATGGACGAAACCGAAGTGATGCAAGCCAAGACAACCGCTGACGCTTTGGTGCAGATTACGGCTGACCAAAACTCCAAGCAGGATGCTTTGAACGCCCAAGCGGTGCAGACCGAGATGGAGCGTCGCAAGAAGTTCAACGAGGACATGAAGGCCAACGAACTTGCCTTGGCCGAGTTCAAAAAGCAAGTAACGGTTGACTCATTGCAATCCGTTCAAAGCATCTTGCAGTCCTTCGGCAACGAAAGCAAGGGTCTTGCTCTTGCTGCCTTGGCCTTGGAGAAAGGCCTTGCTATTGCCAATGTCATCGTAAGCCTGCAAAAAGAGATGGCAGCCAATGCGGTCATGGCGGCAGGAAACCCAGCCAATGCCGTAACCGCAGGGGCAGCAGGTGTTGCACAACTAAAAGCCTATAACACGCTTTCAAAGATTCGGGCAGGGCTACGCATCGCAGCGATTACCGCTGCTGGCATCCAAGGAGCCAAAGCCATTACAGGCGGAGGGGATAGCGGTGGTGTTCCAGCAGGAGCAGCAGGTGGTGGCGCACCGGGTGCAGCAGCAGCCCCGTCAATCTTCGCAAACCCGAATGTTACCGACCTGTCTGGATTCGGTCAAGGCCAAGGCCAAGGCTCATCACCGATGCGAGCCTATGTGGTTGAACGGGATATCACCCAAAGCACTCGCAGGGTTCGGAGGTTGGAGGAATTTGCAACTTTGGGGGCGTAGGACATTTACCTGCATGGAACTACCCATTTACAGGATGACCGTGGACGAGGTGGATGAAGGGGTCCAATTCGTGGCCCTGACCGATATGCCAGCCATCGAACGGCCATTCCAAGCCTTCGCAAAGACACCACAACGCTTTAGCGAAACAGGCGAACGCAGGGTCCTGACTGGGCCTCTCATGCTTGCAGACACTCCCATCTTTCGCAAGGACGAAACCTACGGAGAGTACTACGTCGTCTTTGACAAAGCCACCATCCGCAAGATCGTGCAGAAGTACTTCAAGCAAGGCAACCAGCACAACGTCAACGCTTACCACAACGCAGAACTTGATGGCGTGTTCATGTTCGAGAGTTACATCACCGACTCCGATCGTGGCATCATGCCACCCAAGGGCTACGAGGACACCCCCGACGGATCTTGGTTCGGTTCCTTTAAAGTTGAGAACGACGAGGTGTGGGACAACCGCAACCTGTTCCGGGGTTTCTCCGTTGAAGGACTGTTCGGGATGGACAAGACCGAATCCGAACTGGAGGTCGCACTCGCTGGCCTCGCTGACGAATTAACCGCTTTTTTGCAACAATTAACCCCCACCTACAAATCCCACTAACTATGAACCTGAAAAACGCAATCGAATCCCTGCGAAGTGAACTTCGTAAATTCAGTACACAAAAGCAGTCCTTCGCTGACTACAAGTTGACCGATGGCACGGTTGTCCGTGTTGACGGGGACCTCGTTGCCGGTACTGCCGTTTACGTTGTAGCCGAGGACGGCACTCTCCCTGCCCCCGATGGCGAACACGTTGTCGAAGGCGTTGGCACGATCAAGACCGAAGGAGGCAAAATCGTTGAGGTCATCGCTGCCGAAGTAGCAACCCCCGAAATCGAAGCCTTGCCTGTTGCTGCTGAAATCACTCCCGAAGTGGCCGTTGAGGTTACCGAGGAAATCAAGGAAGCCTATCCTGCCATGACCCCCGAAGTCGTTGAGGCTATCGTCGCCAAGCACCTCGCTGGCATTATGGAAGAACTCAAGGCAGCCTATGCCGAGATGGGAAAGATGAAAGAGAAAATGTCCGCATTCGCATCGCAGGTTGAAACCATGGCCGACATCGTCGAGAAGGTTTCCGAACTCCCAGCCGAAGCCCCCAAAGCCAGCGGTTCCGCAATCGTTGAGCAACGCAAGGCTGCTGCATCGCAGAACTTCAATGCTCTCGCACAAGCACTACAATCACTCAAAAAAAAATAAACCCCTAAACCCCCACTAACCATGGCATACAATTTTGGCAATCTAAATGCCTACACCGACCAAGAGAGGCTTCCTCTCATCACCAAAGCGGTATTCTCCGCTCGTTCAGCAGCCCTGTTCACCAAGCAGGTGGGCATCAAGTTCGCTGCTGCCCTTAACCTCATGGACACCGATGCAGTTCTGCAAGGTGGAGATGTTTGCGGTTACGCAAGTTCAGGTACGACTACATTCAGTCAGCGTAACATCACAGTTGGCCGTATGAAGGTTCAAGAAACCTTGTGTCCTCGTTCCTTGGAACAATACTGGATGCAGACCCAGTTGACCGCTGGCTCTACCTACGACGGTGTTCCTTTCGAGCAGGCTTTCTCCGAGCAGAAGGCTCTCCGTATCGCAGAGGCTTTGGAGAACGCAATTTGGAAGGGCAACACCTACTTTTCAGGTGTCAATCAGTTGTTGAACGCTGCATCGGGTTCTACCATCAGCGGTAACACAGGAGCGGTTTCTGCGTCCGTTGGTGTCACCACAGGCAATGCTATCGCCATCTTCGACGGCATTTACAACCAAATTCCACAAGCCATCTTGACCAAGACTGACCTCGTAATCTTCTGTGGTTGGGACAACTTCCGTACGTTGCTTGGTGCGTTCAAATCAACCGCTAACGTCCTGTATAACCAAGTTGACTTGGCTGGCCTTGCTGACGGGGACATCATGTATCCCGGCACAAACGTCCGTGTCATTGCAGTCCCCGGCTTGACTGGCACGAACCGCATCGTTTCTTCGTACCTCGGTAACTTCTTCTACGGAACCGACCTTTTGTCCGATGAGGAGCAGTTCTCGATTTGGTTCAGCAAAGACAACGATGAAGTCCGCTTCCAAGCAGCCTTCAAAGCAGGTGTCCAAATCGCTTACCCCGACTTGGTCGTTGACTTCCGCTTGACCTAATGTGTAGGGGGGAGGGAAACCTCCCCTCGCTTTTTGTTCTCTTGTAACTTAAACCCCAAATACACATATGTCCTGCTCCCTAACAACTGGCTACGCCCTCGGCTGCCGTGATTCCGTAGGTGGAATCAAAACAATTTACGTCCAAGGCTGGAATGCTACGGGAACCGTTAACACCAATGGATCCGGTACTGTTACAGGCTTCACGGGTTTCTCTTCGGGTTTCTACGAGTACGACTTGACCAAGGCTACGTCATCCTTGACCGAAACCTTAAACGCAAGCATCGAGAACGGCTCGATTTACTACACCCCTGAGGTTACCTTTAGCATCAACAAACTGCAAGTCGCAGTACGCAACGAACTCCGTCTGCTTGCTCGCAACCGCTTGCTGGTCATCGTCCAAGACAACAACAACCGATACTGGGTGTTGGGTGCTGCGAACGGCCTTGAGGCAACTGCTGGAACTGCTGGCAGTGGTACTGCATTCGGAGATAGAAGTGGCTACGAAATGACGCTGACAGGGATGGAACCCGACCCAATGCTTTTGATTGTGTCAACAACTTTTACACCGTTGGCCACACAAATCGCAGGTTCGTAGTATCTTCGCATCAGGTTTTCATCACTGAGGTTTGGGAGGGCAGTCAGCAATGGCTGCCCTTCTTATTTTTACGGCCATGAAGATTTGTATTGTTTACAACGCCCATCCAACCGGGTGCAGTTACTACCGCCTCGAAATGCCGAACGCATACTTGGGCGACAACTACCCGGAATTTGACTATGTGTGCGTCGAGAACATCACCACGATTAGCGACGAGGGATTGAAGTCGATTGACCTGTTCCTGTTCAGCCGGCTTTGGTGTCAGGGAACCATGGAGCAGGTGGAGAATGTCTACAAAGCCCTGACCCAATTCGGGGCCAAAGTCATCCTTGACTTGGACGATTACTGGGTACTTGAGAGCGGACACATCATGTACCGCCACTATCATCAAACCAAACTCGCAGAGGTCATCCGTAAGCACATCAAATTAGCCGATTGGGTTACCTGTACCACCGAGCATCTTGCTGCCCGCATACGGCCTCTAAAT